CCATATAATCGCTCCAATTATCCCCTGTTCAGCAATTATTCTAGAAAACAAGCTAAATACAGGTGGCCATGCATTATTATCTTCACTAATCCATCTTCTAACTTCATCAGAAGTCATAGCTTTTTCATCTAAATATTTTTCTGCATAAAAACCATATTGTCCAAGTCCAACTCCTACAAAAGGATTATCTAATCCGATTTGAACTGCACTTCTTTGCATACCATTTCTAGCCACATTAGACATATTATTTTTATCTGATAATGACTTAACTAAGCTACTTATACTTATTTGTGAAACACTATTTACATCTGTCTTTACTTTAGATATCACTGTATTGTTAATAATAAAAAACATGCTTATAATTCCTATGGCCATATATATTACTATTTTTTTATTCTGCTTAGATGTTTTAAATATTAAAGCATTAGATGATCCATCAGATATAATTGCGGAACGAGAGTATTTTGAAAGCATGGAAAATTGGGAGTCCCTGCTCAAATATCAGCCGAGAAGCAATGTGCTGGAGAACTCCGTATGGAATGAAATGCTCATTCTGAACAATGACCCGGATTACGCCAATTTTGCTTATAACGAGATGGCGAACCGTATCCAGGTGACGGGTCCTCTGCCTTGGGACAGACCGAAGGACAATAAGTTCTGGCGCGATGCGGATACGGCGCAGCTTAAGGCAATGATTGATGTGCGCTATGTTCCTTTTTCCAGCAGAAACCACGAGGTCAGCTTTACCAAGGTGGCAGATGACCGCCGTTTCCACCCCGTGCGCGACTACCTTAACAGCCTGCCTGCGTGGGACGGCAAAAAGCGTATTGATGATATCCTCATCAAATATCTTTCTGCTGATGACACTGACTATGTAAGAACGGTTACAAGAAAAACCTTTGTGGCTGCCGTTGCTCGCATTTATAAACCCGGCACAAAATTCGACAGCGTGTTGGTGCTGGACGGCATTCAGGGTATCGGCAAGAGTACCCTGTTCAAAGACCTTGTGGGTGATGAATATTACTCCGAGACTCTGTCCCTCACCGATATGAACGACAAGTCCGGTGCAGAAAAACTGCAGGGGTTCTGGATTATGGAGATTGCAGAACTTGCGGGCATGAAGAAGGCTGATATTGAGAAGGTCAAGGCGTTTTTGTCAACTTCCGATGACAAATACCGTCCTTCCTACGGCAAGACCGTGGAGAGCCATCCGAGGCAGTGCATCATCATTGCCTCCGTCAACGGTGAGCGTGGATATCTCCGCGATATTACGGGCAACCGCCGTTTTTGGGTTGTGAAGCTGAATCAGAGAGAGCAGAAAAAGACCTGGCATTTTACCAAAGAGGACCGTGACCAGATTTGGGCCGAGGCAAAGCACTACTATGAAAAGGGCGAAAAGCTGTACCTTGAAGGCGATATGATTTCTGCCGCCGAGGAAGTACAGCGTGAAGCTATGGAAGTGGATGAGCGCCAGGGCATGGTTGAAGAATACCTCGACACCCTTCTTCCTGAAAATTGGGATGCGATGGACACCTATGCCAGAAGGAACTATCTGTCTGAAAAGGATGCGCCCACAAGCGTTAAGGGTACGGTGCGCAGAAACACGGTAAGCAATGCGGAGATCTGGTGCGAATGTTTCGGGCGCAGCCTTTCTGATTTGAAACCCGCGGACTCCTATGCGATAGCTGCCCTTATGACACAAATTGACGGTTGGCAACGAACGACTAAGGTTCGTAAGCGTTCTCCTTATGGTAAGCAACGCCTTTATGAAAGAACCTGTTGCCTGCCTGAAAACGCTGATAAATAAAGGACTTTTGAGGTACAAGCAACGATGGTAACAACTATTTCCTTTATATTCAAAATGAATAAAAACACTACCATAGCAACCCCTAAACACCCGCATAGGAATTATAGGGAGTATTGTTTCCACTCGTTGCTTGTTTCCGGAAGTCAGAAAGGATGGTGTGCAAATGAAAGGTCAATATGATGAGAAGTACCTGCGAAAATGTCATAAGCGGCTCCGTGAACTTGGCGCACCTCTTGAAAACTGGAGCTGCATCGAAGTTGTAGATGGTGAGACCGCAGACTTTGTCTGTGAATTGTGTGGCTGTGACCGTGTCAGATTTATTCATGTGATGGCACACACAGATTACGATGGGGTGTTACAGGTCGGTTGCGTCTGTGCCGGATACATGGAAGGCGACTTGATTACTGCAAGAGAGCGTGATGATGCAGCCAGAAGAAAAAGCAGTCGAAGGGCAAATTTCCGCAAAAAGATATGGACTGAAAACAGCGAAAATAAATGGTCTGTCAAATACAAGCACCATTTTGTATCTGTTGAACGAGAAGAATTCCGTGGCAGGGATTTTTACAAAATCAGCATCGACACCGACCAGTATCAATGGTGGAACAACCGCCGCATTGAAACTTTGGAAGATGCCAAGCAGGTGGTATTTGAACTGATAGATTTGGAGGAAACACAATGAGAGAAATTCTGACAGAAAGAAAATTGATTACGGCAGTAAAGAAACGCGGCGGCATCTGTCCCAAGTGGGTATGTCCCGGCTGCGATGGTATGCCCGACCGTATCGTGTTGTTGCCGGACAGGAAGATTGGATTTGTGGAGGTAAAGGCTCCTGGCGAACAGCCTCGCCCCCTCCAACAGGCAAGACACCGTACACTTCGAAGATTAGGTTTCCCGGTGTATGTCCTGGATGACCCGCAGCAGATTGGAGGGATTTTGGATGAAATACAATCCGCATGATTATCAAAGCTACGCAGCCGGATACATTGAAAGCCATCCGATTTCTGCGATTCTGCTTTCTATGGGTCTTGGCAAAACGAGTATCACGCTGACTGCTGTCAATAACCTGCTTTTTGATAGCTTTGATGTCCACAGGGTTCTTATCATAGGTCCCCTGCGTGTGGCAAGAACGACATGGCCGGATGAAATCCGAAAGTGGGACCATTTATCTGACCTGCAGTATTCCGTAGTAGTCGGCACGGTAAGTGAGCGTAAGGCAGCACTTGGGAAACAGGCGGATATTTATATCATCAACCGTGAAAATGTGCAGTGGCTTATTGAGGAAAGCGGATACCCCTTCGACTTTGATATGGTGGTTGTGGATGAACTATCCTCCTTCAAGAACCACCAGTCAAAACGCTTCAAGGCACTGATGAAAGTCAGACCCCGCATAAAACGCATCGTTGGTTTGACAGGTACGCCTTCCAGTAACGGTCTGATGGATTTGTTTGCAGAATTCAAGCTGCTGGATATGGGAGAGCGTCTGGGAAGGTTCATCGGGCAGTATCGCAACACATACTTCACCCCGGATAAACGCAACGGACAGATTATTTTCTCCTACAAACCTCTGCCCGGTGCCGAGGACGCCATTTACGATAAAATCTCCGACATCACGATTTCCATGAAATCCACTGACCATTTGAAAATGCCGGAACTAATCAACAGCCAGTATGTGGTGCATTTATCCGAAGAGGAACGCAACCGATACGAGGAACTGAAGCGAGACCTGGTATTGTCCCTTCCCGATGGAGAGGTTACGGCGGCTAACGCAGCATCCCTTACCGGAAAGCTGTCGCAGATGGCAAACGGTGCCGTTTATTCCGATGATGAAAGCATTATAAAAATCCATGACCAGAAACTGGATGCCCTGGAGGATATCATTGAGGCGGCAAACGGAAAACCCGTGCTTGTGGCATATTGGTTCCGGCACGATCTGGAACGCATTACAGAAAGGCTGCATGACCGACACATCCCCTTCGCAAGGTTGGACACGGACAGCAGCATATGCCGATGGAATAACGGAGATTATCCCGTCGCACTGATTCACCCGGCCTCTGCCGGACACGGTCTGAACCTCCAGGGTGGCGGTTCGACAATCGTTTGATTCGGGTTGACCTGGTCGTTGGAATTATATCAACAGACCAACGCCCGCCTGTGGAGACAGGGGCAATCTTCCGAAACAGTGGTAATTCAGCACATCATAGCCGAAAACACCATTGATGAACGCATCTTGAAAGCCTTATCCGAAAAAGACAGCACACAGCAGTCCTTGATAGATGCGGTAAAAGCAAATCTATGACAATCATCGACAATCTGAGCCAATCCGAGGGATAGAAAAAATTCGGAGGTGCAGATTATGCCTAAAGCGTACAGAAACCCTACTGAGGATGCCGCCATCGGCAATATCATGCGTGAAGAACGCAAAAAGAAAAAGAGCCGTGAAAGACAGCGTGAAAATCGCCGTCTGAAAAATAATAAAAAACAGCGTGAGGTTCAGCATGATAAGTCCGTATGAAAACCTCGCCAATGCAATCGTAGAACTTGCAGCCAAGGATTACAGAAAGGCTTTGAAGGATTTGAAACGCTGTCCCCGTAGCGATGCGGCGCTTCAGATGAAAGCCGAATGTGAGCGTTTCTTCCGTTCCGGTTGGTATGAGGCTCTTACTTCCGTGGACGGAGAGAAACTGATGGCTATGTTGCAGAGGGAGGTGCTTTCAGAATGACGGCAAAAGAATATTTACAGCAAGCGTATCACTTAGACCAGAAAATAGTCAGCAAGCAGCGTCAGATTGAGGCACTCCGTGAGATTGCCACTAACTGTTCGCCCAACATGACGGGTATGCCGAGAAATCCGAGTCCGAGTCGTTCTCCTATGGCAGATGCCATATCAAAAATGATTGATATTGAGACGGAACTGGAGCAGGAATTGGCGGCACTGCTTAAGCTAAAGGTAGATGCCCTTACAATAATCCGTAAGGTGGAAAATGACGAGTACAAGCTGTTGTTGGAAAAACGCTACCTTTGTTATGAGAGTTGGGACGATATTGCCCTTGATTTGAACTGTTCTGTCAGTTGGACATTGAAACAACATCGCAAGGCTTTGAGAGCCGTGGATGTAATTTTAGCAGAAAATCATAAAGAGGATAGTAAAGTCCACTAAAGTCCACTATAAGGCACGCCCTGTATATGGTATCATTATAATGGCGAAAGAGAATACAGAAGGCCTTCATGGGAGCAGTCCTGTGGGGGCTTTTCTTATATCCTGAAGGAGGTGAAGCAAGTGCCACGAAAACCAAAGCGTCCCTGTTCTTTCCCCGGCTGTCCGAACCTTACGGACGGCAGGTTCTGTGAGGAACATGAAAAGCAGGAAAATAAACGCTACGAAACCTATGACCGTGACCCCGCTGTGCGTAAACGCTACGGCAGAGCATGGAAAAGGATAAGAGCTGCCTATGCCTCCGCCCACCCGCTGTGTGAGAAGTGCCTGGAGGACGGAAGGTTCGTGCCGACCGAAGAGATACATCATAAGCTGCCCCTGTCAAAGGGCGGAACTCATGCAAGAGAAAATCTGATTGCTCTTTGTAAGCCGTGCCATGCAAAGATTCACGCAGAAAGTGGCGACCGTTGGCATAATCACTGACCTCGGTAGGGGCGGTCAAATCTCCAGGACCAATATGGCGTGCAACGGGCGTGGGGTCTTACGCGCAAAATTTGGTATTCAAACGGGTATATAAGGCCCCGTGCAAAGTGAGGTGATATTTTATGGCAAAGGACGGAACAGCAAGAGGCGGTGCAAGACCGGGAAGCGGTCCCAAACGCAAGGCTCTGACAGAGAAAATCTCTGCGGGCAAATCCGCACAGGTCATCGACCTGCCGGAAGGTGCTGCACTTGAAGGTGTGGATATGCCACCCGTCAAGGAATATATGAAAGCAAAGCAGAAAAACGGCGGTGATTTATGTGCCGAGGAGATTTTCTCCGAAACATGGGCGTGGCTAAAAAAGGTAGGCTGCACGGATTATGTGAATACACAGCTTGTCAATCAGTATGCCATGTCGGTTGCCCGTCAGATTCAGTGTGAGCAGTGCATTTCCGAGTACGGCTTTCTTGCGAAACATCCGACAACGGGAGCAGCCTGCCAGAGTCCTTATGTGGCAATGCTCCAACAGTTCACAAAACAGGCAAACCAGTCCTGGTATCAGATTTATCAGATAGTCAGGGAGAATTGCTCCGTGGAGTATTTGGGACCGACTCCTGCTGATGATGTGATGGAAAGACTACTACGCTCAAGGAAAGGAAATTAACACATGATTGAAAAAGTGAATCCGAGCCATCCGGATAAGGTGGCAGACAGAATTGCAGGAGCCATTGTGGATCTGGCTTATGCAAATGATAACAATCCCAAAATCGCGGTGGAGGTGTTAATCGGTCACGGTGTATGCCATGCCATCATCGAAACTACTGCCGATTTCGATAAGACAGAAATTATTAAAATCGTGCATCGCATCGCAGGTGTGATGGATACGGACATTGATATCGTTTCTCAGGATAAGCATCTGACGGACAATCAGAAAAAAGGTGTCCGATGCGGTGACAACGGCATCTTCAAAGGTATGCCTCTGACAGCGGAGCAACAGGAACTTTCCCGTATTGCCCGTGACATTTACGGCAGATGCCCTTATGACGGAAAGTACATCAAGGACGGCACTCGCCTGATCATCTGTCAAAGCAATGTGAAAACACAAGATTTAAAGATGCTTTATCACGATGCGGAGATTAACCCGCTCGGTGATTGGACTGGGGGGCACCGATGTGGATACCGGGGCAACCAACCGTAAACTTGGTTCTGATATGGCCGACTCCGTTACGGGCGGCGGTCTTCACGGCAAAGACCTCAGTAAGGCTGATGTGTCTGTAAATATCTATGCCTTCCTGAAAGCACAGGAAACAGGCAGACCCGTGGAACTGTGCTGTGCCATCGGTGATGATACGATTGACGGCATTCCTTATTCCGAGGTGGTCGCCATTGCAAAGGATTTTATACAGAAACTCGGCGGCTTTGAAAAGTTCGCTGAATGGGGTCTGTACTAAGGAGGGCGCATATGGGAAGAACAACTACACAAATGGAATTAGTGTCCATTTCAAAACTGGTGCCATATGTAAATAATGCCCGCACCCATTCTCCGGAGCAGATTATGAAACTGCGTTCCTCCCTGCGTGAGTTCGGTTTCATCAATCCTGTCATTATTGATAAGGATTTCGGCATCATTGCTGGACACGGACGTGTGATGGCAGCCAAGGAGGAAGGCATCGATGAAGTGCCTTGTGTTTTTGTGGACTACCTCACCGAGGCACAAAAGAAAGCATACATCCTTGCTGATAACCGTATGGCTATGGACGCAGGCTGGGATGAGAAACTGTTACGAATTGAAATCGAGGCTTTGCAGGGTATGGATTTTGATATCGGTCTTGCAGGTTTTGACGATGATGAAATCGCAGACCTTTTTGCCGGAGATGATACCTCTGATGTGGAAGAGGACGATTTTGATTTGAGTGATGCCCTGGAACAGGCGGCTTTTGTCGAAAAAGGCGATGTATGGATGGTAGGCAGACACAGGCTCATGTGTGGTGATGCCACCAACACCGATGATGTTGCCACCCTTATGGACGGTAAGAGAGCAAACCTTGTGCTGACAGACCCTCCGTACAATGTGGCGTTCGAGAGTTCTGACGGTTTGTCCATCAAAAACGATAAGATGGAAAATGAGAAGTTTTATGAATTTCTGCTTGCTGCATTTAAGAATATGGCAGCCCACTTGGAAAAAGGCGGTGCTGCCTATGTGTTCCATGCAGACACGGAAGGCTTGAATTTCAGAAAAGCGTTCATTGACGCAGGTTTCCATCTTTCCGGCTGTTGCATCTGGGTAAAGAACTCACTGGTGCTTGGCAGAAGTGATTATCAGTGGCAGCACGAACCTGTGCTTTACGGCTTCCTTCAGAACGGCAAGCATTACTGGAGCAAAAATGCGGGCAGAAGCCAGACCACCATCTGGAACTTTGATAAGCCGAAGAAGAATAAGAATCATCCGACTTCCAAGCCGCTCGACCTGTTGGCATACCCAATCGGCAACTCCAGCCGTGAGAATTCCATCGTGGTCGATACCTTCGGCGGCAGCGGTTCGACGCTGATGGCCTGCGAGAAAACAGGACGCATCTGCCACACGATGGAACTGGATGAAAAGTACGCATCGGTTATCCTCCGCAGATATGTGGAAGATACGGGAGATGCGGATAATGTTTATGTTTTCCGTAACGGCGAGCGTATGGCTTATGCTGACCTTGTGAAGGAGGTTGGCGCAAATGAATAAGAAACTTTTGACCCTCGGCAGTCTGTTTGACGGCTCCGGGGGATTTCCTTTGGGAGGCTTGATTTCCGGTATTACCCCTGTGTGGGCATCGGAAATTGAGCCTTTTCCTATTCGTGTCACTACCAAGCGTCTGCCCTTTATGAAACATTACGGTGACATCTCCCAAATGGATGGCGGGAAGATTGAGCCTGTGGACATTATTACATTTGGCTCACCCTGCACCGATATGTCCGTTGCAGGCAAAAGAGCAGGACTTGACGGACAGCAGTCCGTTCTTTTCTACCAAGCCATCCGAATTATTAAGGAAATGAGGTGTGCCACCAATGGCAAATATCCAAGATACATCGTGTGGGAGAATGTCCCCGGTGCATTTAGTTCAAACAGCGGTGAGGACTTCAAAGCCGTCCTCGAAGCGGTCATCGGCATCAGCGAACCGAACACCCAGGTGCCTATGCCTGAAAAAGACAGATGGCCATACGCAGACTGCTACATGGGAGACGGATGGAGCGTTGCTTACAGAACTCTCGATGCTCAATTTTGGGGAGTCCCCCAACGAAGAAAACGCATCTACCTTGTCGCAGATTTTGCAGGCAGGAGTGCCTTCGACATACTTTTTAAGTCCGAAGGCCTGTCAGGGTATTCTGCGGAGAGCTTCCGCACGTGGCAAAGAGCTGCCGGAAGTGCTGCGGATTGCACTGGAGCAACAGGCATCTGCTTAAACGATCAAGGTGGTCAGCGTATGGATGTGACGGATGATGTAACCGCCACTCTTCGCGCAGAATCCCACCATCCTCCGTGCGTTCTGGAATCAGCAGGGTTCTGCACTGAACATTCCTCCAAGAACTATACCAGGTCCCATAGCTTCAAAAAAGCTAAATCTACTTAAGCTAGAAAGCATAGATGATATAGCAAGTATGCAAAGCACACAGCAAATGCCAACAAACAACCAATGCATGATTGGGTGTTCGATCATGAAATGATAGCGTCTGGCTTCAAGCTTCCATGTCTTAGGATAGGCATCATCTAAGTCTGCTTTCAGCAAAAACTCATCTATTGTATTGCACTTATGATATAGTCTAGTGAACTTGTTTAAGAGCTTTGCTTTCTTCTCTTTCTTCAAGTTGATTTCATAATCCATGCTAAGTCAATCCTCATCCATCAAACCAGCTAAGTTCAAGTGCAATGCAATGTAAGCCTTGAGATCTTCAACAACACTATGATACTTCTTCTTAGGAATCTTCTTCAGATTGCCACAAGTGCAAATCTCTGTGTCTAGCATGTTTGGTATGTCATCTATGATAGCAGACAGAGATGTGCTGAAGTTCACAAAGTTGATGTTGTTTCTCTCATCGCGTTTTCCATTTCTCAGCTCTAAAGCACACTTGTCAGAGAAGATTCCATACCACTTGAAAGTGTTGAACAATCTATCATGCCTCTGCTCAATTCGCTTAGCTCTGCCAGCTATGAACTTGAATGGCATCCATTGGACAATGTAGTAAGGCTCAAGAGCTGGAAGAGGACGCACTGCAACTAGACCTTTGTCATTGTCATCATCTAAGACTAGAGAACCAAAGAAGAACTTTGGATTCTCTTGGTTTCTCATCTTTCTAAGTGTAGAGTCAAGTTCAGACAATGACTGCATGATGGTCACCAGATCTTGTAGTCCATCTCTTCATGGCCACACTTA